CAAGAGCTGCCAGAGCCAACGCTAGAGTCGTGCGACTGGGACGAAGTGGAGTTTCGCAAGCAGACCAAAAACTGGGCATTAAACCAAGCAAAGGTCGAAGCAGCTAAAGCCAGGCAACAGTCTGAAGAAGAAAGTTTCGCAGCCGAGCTGCAGAAAAAGCAACAAAGCTACGCAGTGCGAAAAGCTGAAGTATTGAAGCAAGCGCCGGATTACAACACCGCAGAATCTGCCGTAACTTCAGTGCTTAGCCCTGCAACGCAAAACATGATCCTCGACTTAGCAAAAGACCCCGCAGCCGTAGTTTTGGCAGCAGGTCGCAACAAAGCGCTGTTACAAGAATTAGCCAGCTTGCAGACTAACCCAATCAAGTTGGCCGCGAAAATTGGCGAGCTTAACCGCACAGCCAGCTTTGCACCAAAAGTTAAGCAAGGTTTTGCCACTGAGCCAAAAGTGAAAGCGGCAAACACCAAACCACCATCGGCAGCGGATGCAGCGTTTAACGCTAAATTCCCCGATGCAAAATTTAGTTAATAGCTATCGGAGCTAATATTATGCCAGCAAATAATTTACAAGGTAACGTCTCGCAGATTGTCCTTAAGGAGTTTGCGAAAGGTTTTACAAATTCTAACGTGTTAGTGAATGCAGTTAATCGCCAAGTAATTCAGGGCGAACTGAACCCAAACACTGGTGATTCAGTGCGACTGAAACGCCCAATGCAGTACAAAGCCGAGCGTACAGCAACTGGTGATTTGACTGCGAAAACTTCGTCAAACTTAATCAGCGGCACGATCGAAGCGCGCATCAGCCAATATTGCACAGTATGGGTTGAGTACGACCAGATCGAAGAAGCCTTACGCTTGAACCAGTGGGAAAAGATTTTAGCCCCAGCTTACGAGCGCATGAACACTGAAATCGAACTCGAATTAGCGCGCTACATCGTGAACAACGCTGGCGGCGGCTTGCTTGGTACTACTGGCACACCAATCACGAAATGGTCGGACGTTGCGCAGTGTGGCTCGTTCCTGTACGACATCGGTTTAGGTGTTGGTCGCAAGTATGCAATCATGGATCCGTGGGCTGCTCAGGCATTAGCCGACAAGCAGGGCGCTTTAGGCTCTGGTAACGTCGAGCTTATCCGTTCAGCGTGGGAAGATGCTCAAATCAGCGGCAACTTTGCTGGTGTTCGTGCACTGACGTCTAACGCACTGGCGACCCGTACAGCTGGCTCAGCAGCTGGCGCTGCATCTGTTACCGTGAAGACTACGCCAACGGCGACGTACACAGCGGTGAAAGACACTATGCGTATGACCGTTGTTCTGACTGGCGCGTCATTAGCTGGTAAAAACATCAAAGCTGGTGATCAGCTGGTGTTTCCTGCTTCTAACTGGATTAACCAGCAGACCAAACAAACCATGTTCCGCAATGGTCAGGCAGTTGATTTCGTGGCTACAGTGTTGGAAGATGCGAACGCAGTTGGTAACGACATCACTGTGTCAATCACTACCGCGCCAGTTGTTGATGCGACCAATCCACAGTTTAACGTGGTTGACCGCGCTTTAACTGCTGGTGATGCTGTAACAATCGTTGGCGCTGCATCAACCATGTATAAGCCTAACATCTTCTTACACGAAGATGCCGTAGCAATGGGCACTGTTGTACTGCCTAAATTGCAAGGTTGGGATTCAAGCGTTATGACCAGCTCATCAACTGGTTTATCAATGCGCGCCACCATGTCGAGCAACCCAATCACCAACGTCCAAGGCATGCGTATCGACCTGTTGCCAGCGTTTGGCTTGCTGATTCCGCAAGGTGTGGGACATTTCTACGGGACCCCGTAATTGTAGACAGTTAACAAGAGGGCGCTTTATGCGCCCTTTTTATTTCTAACAGAGGCAGACTCAAGGTGTGAAATTGTTATCGCTACGTTTGGAAAAACGCGGGTCGGTCGGCTTGTTAAGTTGTCATATCTTTTCCCGAGAGCAACAACAGTAACTCCACAATCATGGATCCTCAATATAGTTTTCCCATCCGCCGCCTTTCGTGCAGCATCAAGGTTTTCAGGTAGCCATATGCTCATACTAACCTCCATCATAAAACCATGTATCTATAGCGGCAAAAAACAAAACGCAAGGAATTGAAAATATGGCAGATAACAACAAATTTGAATGACCACTCGTTGCAAGCGCAACTAGTTGAAATGTTGCTGTCATTGTGATGAACACTGCAAAATAAACTGTCATTGGTGTTTTCATAATTACTCTCCAGTGCCATAATTAAGCAGCAGACTGTTCGCGTGTGTGTTTCATTGTTGCTTTCTCCTTGCCTCATTCGCCTTGCTTCCAATAAAGCCTAAATTTAATCCGCATTTTCTGCATATGGCTTGGCATGACATTGTCTCGTTGACTCCACCATCGTGCTTACAATTTCTTTGCTTCCACCAAATAGGTAAGTACATATAAATTGCAAATAAAGCTAATGCAGCAAGCATAACTATGCCGATTATGTCGCCAATGTTAAATATAAACATTCCGCTACCTCAATCAATTAAAACCAAACCATAGCACACAATTTGCTATCGACACATCCGACCAGCTATACTAGCCCAAACATTTTAGGAGCTTTCGCCGTGTGGAAAATTATCGACATCATCAACTTTGCATTGCGAAAAACTGGCATTGCTGCATCAGTTCAAGGCGTGACAGCTACGCCTGACATGATTCAATCAGCACTTGAAGATTACATCCCGATGGTTCAGCAGTTTGCTGAAGAAATCAACATTCGACCTTATATCGCTCAAGTTGCAGACGTTAACGACTATACCGGATTGTCTGATACTGCCAGCCAAGCAATGGCGTATCAGCTTGGCATGCGCATTTGTCCTGACTATCTTGTTGAGCCTAGCGATCAGTTTATGTCTATCGCCTCGCAGACGCTTGAGTCATTACGCAATAGCTTGATTGTCGTGCCTGAGTTGCAGCGCCGTAATGACATGCCGTTCGGTCAAGGCTGGAAAGCTAGCGCAAGATGGGGCGAGTTTTATCATCAGTCTAACATCGTTGGTGGCTCAATCGTGCAACCAACTGATGACAGCCAGACCTATACGATTGATTTTACTGGCAACCTGCTTGCTGGCGAATCGGTAGTCTCATTCCAACTTCGCGCCAAATCTGACGACACCGAAATAGAAGCGGCAAGCCTAGAAGGTAACGTTGTTACCTATCGCGTCAAGTTCACCGAAGCTGGGGCGCGCTATGTAGTCTATCAAGTTGCTGGCGATCAAAACACAGTAAGCAGCGTTCGAGTTGACTTCGATGCGCAACGGGTGCGGGGCTATAACAATGCCTAGCATTCAACTACCAATTGTTCGCGGTGACAAAACCACAGCACAAACAGATTACGGCGACCGATTGCCGAAAAACATGATTGCAGTGTCTAAAGAAATTCGCGGTGCAGCTGGCTATCTAATCAGCGCTGATGGGCTGAAATCTTTTGGCGCTGGTTTAGGCTTAGACCGTGGCGGATATTACAGCGACCGCCAAGCAAAGCACTGTCGCGTTTCTGGTGGTCGATTTATCACTGTTGGCACTGATGGCGCAGTGACAAACGTTGGCGCTATTAGCGGCGCTGGCCAAGCGTCGTTTGCGCAGTCGTTTAACAGCCTTTGCGTTGTCACAGATGGTAAGGCGTGGCGCTATGTTGGCGGCTCGCTCGTGCAGATTACTGACCCAGACTTGAAAGCGCCGATAGATGTTTGTTGGATTGATGGTTATTTCTTTTTTACCGATGGCCAGTACATCTATCACACGCAGCCAAACAACGAGGCGCTGATTGACCCGCTAGACTATGCGACGGCCGAGTTTATGCCCGACAAGTCGCTCGGTGTTATGCAAACGCAAGACAATTTTGTCTTAGTGTTTGGGCGCTACTCGATGGAGTATTTTGTTAACCAAGCAAACGTTGACTTTGCATTTAGTCGCATTGCTCAAAAGTCAATTCAGGCTGGCATTGTCGGCACGCACTGCAAATGCATGCTTTCAGGAATGGTGTTTATTCTCGGCGGCCGTAAAGACGAAACGGCGTCTTTCCACGTTGTGCAAGCTGGCGGTATTGAAAACCTATCGACGCAAACAGTTGACGAAATATTTAGCAGTTATACAGAAGCCGAGTTATCGACCGCTGTTTTAGAGTCACGCACAGACGAGCGCGATCAGCTTGTTATCGTGCGACTGCTGCGCCACACGCTGATGTATAACCACAAGGCGGCTATGACCATCGGCAAGCAAAATGCTTGGTCAGTGCTAAGCTATGGCGTCAGCAATGATGTTTGGCTGGGTGCAAATGGCGTATTTGATCCGCGTATTGCTAAATGGGTTTACGGCTCAGTTTATGATGCAGGAATTTACACGCTAGACAAAACCAGCGCCGCGCTAAACAACACGGCGGTTGAATGTGAGTTTAGCACCCCGCTTGTGCCCGCTAAAAATGTCAGAGTTGGCGACATTGAACTCAACACGATTGCAGGATACAACAAAAGCGACGTCGTGCTGTTTATGTCAGTGAGCTTTGAAGGCGCTTTTGTGTCTAGCGAGATGATGCAGGTTTACTCGGGTTCATTGCAATACGGTAAGCCTTTGATTATCCGGCGTGCTGTTGGCTATGTGTCGCACGAGTTTAGCTTGCAATTCCGCTGTGTCAGTAAGGATAAAATCAACGTGTCGAATCTGGTGGTGAATTATGGCTAACATACTACCGCGCCAAGTTGAATACATCGCAACAGAATCAGACATGCGGCAGCAAGTTGGTAAAATACTGTCTGACCGTTTTATTAAAGACTACGTGGCAATCAAGCAAAATATCGGCGCCAGTATCGACCAAACCAACGCCAACACGCAGACTATCGAGACACTTGACAGCAGGCTTGATGTTGCTGAGGCTCAAATAGTCGATCTTGATAATCGAGTTGACGCAGCTGAGGGCGACATTTCTGCGCTAGGCGGGCGCGTTGATACAGTCGAAACCAACTTAAGCAACCACGTCAACGCAGAATCAGCGCACGGTGCAACTGGCAACATTGTCGGCACTGGTGACTATGCACAGGCGGCCGTTGGCGGCGTTGTGCTGCTGGCTAATCCGGTAGCCAATGCTGTGACGTCTACTGTGTCAGTCACTAGCCCTGACGCAACCGCAGCACCTGCAGCGTACAGCCAAGCGCAGGCGCAGTCTGTGGTTGCACTGGTTAACGAGATGAAGAGCGACGTAAATACGCTGGTTGCCAATCTGAATGCAGCTATCACTCAGCTAAACGCACTGCTTGCGGCAGAGCGCAGCGCTAAGCAGATGGCACCATGATTCGCCCAGCTGCAACGATGGACGTTGCATATTATCTATCGCAGCGCGGCTTGCCATCAGCGCCAACAACTGTTAGCTGTTACGTTGTTGAGCAACAAGGCGCATCAATGCTGGCATGTCTGCGCAGCCTTGGCGGCGGTGTGGCTGAGGTGCATATTTGCTGCCCAAAAAAGCACGTCAAACAGTCTCGGGCGATGTGCACTGAGTTTTTGGCATACGTCAAATCATTGGGTTTTTTGATGGTCAAAACAGACGCAAGCGACGAATACAAGACCGCGCAAAACATGCTGATTAAACTTGGCTTTGTGCGTTATAATCAATCAGAATTTATGAGGACGCTATAAATGTCAATCGTCAATGCGCTATTTGGCGCAAAACAAGCAAAACAGCAAGCGCAGGCCATCGAGCGTTCAACTGACCGAGCGACTGATGTACAAATGCAAATGTTTAACAAGCAGCAAGAGCTGATGCAGCCTTATATGCAGGCGGGGCAGTCTGGTATCGGCGGATTGCAAACACTGGTCAATCAAGGGCAAACCCCGTTTTCTTTTGACGCAGGCGCGTATACTCGCAGTCCTGAATACCTAGCTATGCAACAGCAGTACGAAGATGCAGCGCTTCGCAACGCATCAGCAACTGGCGGGTTGCGGTCAGGTGGCGCACAGGTAGCGCTTGCGTCGATTGCCCCGCAACTAATGCAACAGGGGCGAGCAAATGCTGTGAATGAGTACAGTTTAAATCAGGCGGCTGGTATGGATAAGTTCAACCAGCAAATGGGGCTGGTCGGTCTTGGTCTTGGCTCTGCTCAGCAAGTTGGCTCCGCTGCTGGTCAGTTTGGGCAGTTAGCTGGTAATAACATGCTTCGCGCTGGCCAAGCTCGTGCCGACAAATACGGCAATTATGCCAATATCGGTAAGGGTCTTATCACTGATTTAACCACATTTGCGGGAGGCGGCTTCTAATGACTGATCCATTTTCTGGCGGCATCATGCCGCAAGTTATCCAAAACCGCCAAGGCTTGCAAGGTTTGGAGATGAACCAGCTGGCAATGCAACAACAACAGCAGCAAATGCAGCAACAACAAGCACAGCAAGCGCGTGAAGCTGAGGCTGAGCAACTATTATCCAAGTTCCAACAAAGTGGCGGCATTGATTTTAGTTTGATTAATCAAGCTGTTTTAAAGTCTCCGACCGCTGCTAAAAACGTGTTGGCGACTATTGGCATTGCTGATAAGGCGCAGAAGCAGCGAGCGGCAAACGATATCGTCACGCTGATGGCTGCGCTTGATGACCCGAACGCATTTAACCGAGAAATGGCGAAGCGCATATCTACAGTGATAGATAATAACGGCAACCCTGCACACTCAAAGGATTTAACTAAAATCTATCAAGAACAAGGGAAGGACGCAGCCAAACGCGAATTGCAAATTGTCGGCGCTGCTTTGGCTAATGAGGGTTTTTTAAAGCCTGAGATTATTGAGTTGGGCGGTGCGACTGGTCAACAGCCTGCCAGCATTCAGGAAATTGAATATTACGAAAAGCTGAAAGCAACCAATCCAGATGCTGCAGCTAAATTTGCCAAGGCTCGCGGCTATGTTGATTCACCGCGCGAAGAAGCGCAGACGCCGCAAGAAAAAAACATGGCGCGATATCAACAAATGGTTGCTGCAAGTGATCCGAATGCCGAGGCGTTTGGTCGGTCAGCTGGTTTGATTTCTAAAGAGGGTCAGCAGTTAACGGCAACCGCTGAAAAAGAAATCCAATCAGCAGTGGATCAAGCAGAGCTAAACGCAGTTAACACCACGAAATATCTAGACCTTGCCAGCAGATTTAAAGAGTCAGACATAGCTGGTGGCATCCTTGGTACTGGCGGCAGTTGGCGAGAGGCGCTGAAGTCGGCAACAGGCAGTCAGGATGAAGTCTCTAAAATCGTTGGCGAGTGGACAAAAATCAGGTCTGGCGAAGCTATTGCTTCACTGCCGCAAGGACCAGCAACTGACGCAGATATCCGGCTGGCATTAAAGCCACTACCTGAAAATGCCAACGGTGAATATATGGATAAGTATCTGCGCGGATTGGCAAAAATGGCTGAGTATAAAGCTGAGTTTGCGCAGGCAAAAGCAGACTTTATCAGCACTAACGGGTCATTAAGAGCTAAAGATGGCAAAAACTTTGGCAAGGTTTGGGCAGGTCAGCGCATGGAAGTTTTAGAGCGCATTAAAAACGACCCTAAGTTTTTAGGCGGTCAAGCTCCAGCCGCCACTCCTGCAACAAAACAACCAGAAGCGATCGCAATTGAAGGTTACACAGTAGAGGTGGTGAACTAATGCCGACTTATTTAGTGACAGCCCCAAGCGGCAGAAAGTTAAAAATCACCGGAGATGTGCCGCCGAGCAAAGAGCAGCTTGACACTATGTTTGCCAAATACGACGTGCAGCAAGAACGCACATTTGGCGAGCAAGCTAGTGGCGTTATGGATGCTGTAGCAACTGCTGTTACAGGTACGCTTGCGCAGCCCGTGGCAGGCATTGCTGGTTTGGCTAGAACCATAACGCAAGGTCCAGAGGCGGGCGCTGCTAGAGTAAAAGAGCTGCAAGATAGGCTAACATTTCAGCCAAGCGCTATTGGTGCTGAATACCTGCAGGATGTTGCAAACCTGCCTGTCATTAAACAAGCTGGCGAAGTGATGGAGCGGGGCAGTCAGCAACTTGGCGACCTGACATATGACGTCACAGGCTCACCAGCAGCTGCAGCGATTGCTAAAGGTTTACCAGAAGCTGGCGCTGCAGCGCTTGGATTTAAAGCGCCAGATATTGCTGCAGTCAAGCTGGGAGCTAAAGCGCAGGATTTGGCAAGCCAAGCGAATGCGGCAACAAAAGCGGCAAATGCTGGTCTAGATAATAACGCAGCTCTTGGCGCATCACCTGCAGTCGCTGAAATGCGAAAGCTAAGTCCTGAACGCATCCGTGATATTGCAGACGTGGATCCTGAGTTTTTCAAAGCACTTGATAATATCGGAGTCACGAAACAGCCACTAACCAGCTATGCCAGCCGAAACAAGCAGTTTCGCAGCCTTGAGCAGGGCTTAAACGCGCTACCAGCTTCGAGCCTAAGCAACATCGAAGCTGATTTTATTAAAGACCTATCCAATTCTGCTGAGGGCGTTATGCAGCAGTACGGCGCGGTCAAAGATAGCGCGGAAGCGTCGATGAAGTGGCGAGACGCATCATTAAAAACCGTTAACGAATTAGGTCGAGCAGCTCACAAAGCTTATGACGCACTGAACGAAGTGGTTGACGCAAGACAGCCAGCCAAGCCAGTCAGCACGATGGAATTTATCAGCGAGCGCACAAAAAACCTCCCTCTGCAGATGGATGATCCAGATGTGCCAGCGCCAATAAAGTCGGCAATCAGCTCATTAAAGCCACGGCAGCGCACAAATCCAGAAACTGGCGAAGTTGAAGCGGTTCCGGCTAACTATGCAAGCATGGATTCTTTACGCAAAGATATCGGAGCAGCCGTCTTTAACAAAGAAGGTCCATTCAAAGATGCCGATTCAGGTTTGCTAAAAAATCTGTATGGCTCGCTAACTGACGACTTAAACGCTATGGCTGAATCTCAAGGTTTAGTCAATGAAGTTAAAGCAGCAAAGGCTTTAGTTGCACAGCGAAAGCAGCTGGAAACACAGATGCAAGACTTGATCGGCAAAGACCTGCAAAAAGATATTGTGCCAGTGGTTCAGCAGGGCATCAAAGGCTTATCAAAAGGCGGTCTGCAGCGCTACGTCGAAACAATGAAAAACATTCCAGAGCCGGAAGTGCGTCAAGAGCTGGTCATGACAGCGCTACAAGATACTTTTTCCGGCACTCGCGCAGGGGAAAAAGGCTTTCTGACGACTGACTATCTGAAATGGTATAACGACACATTGGCAAAACCAACTGTCAGAAACTTGATGGCTAAAGACCTGCCAGAAGGCGCGCTGGATAAGTTAGACTCATTAGCAAAAATCAGCCAAGGAATTGCCAAAGCTAACGCTGACAAGGTAAAAACAGGCGTTGTTTTGTCGCTACTCGACGACAAGGCTGGGATGGTTCGCCGCATGGTTGGTGGCGGAATTCAGCAAACGATTGGACGCATACCGCTACCAACTGGGGAAGTTGCAAGCGCTGTTGGTGAAATCCTGAAAGGCGGAACTAATCGCAGCAAGGCGGCAGGTGAGTTGTTGGCGTCGCCTCAGTTCGCCGCAATGATTCAGCAAGGCGTTGCAAAAGGCGTTGTGACCGGAAGGCGCGCAGATAAAGCGTTGCAGGCGGCAGAAGCAAAAATGATGAAATCGAAGAAATATCAAGCTTGGGCTGATACACTATCCAATAACGACAAAGCAAAAATTGCATCTGTTGGCTTAACGCAGTTTTTACTGCAGCCGAATGCTGAGGACAAAAAACAATGAGCTACACACTACAAAACCCGTTAGCATATTTCCCGCTGCCGACCAAATCCAGCGCGGCGGGATTGTGCAAATTATACGTCGGATTAATCGACACTGACCCGCTGACGCCAGCGAATCAGGTGCAAGTCTACGCGGTGCAACCGGACGGCTCAGAATTAGCTATTCCGCAACCAATCCAGCTTAGTGCTGGCGGCGTACCGCAATACAGTGGCTCGCCTGTTCAGTTAAAAGTAAGCGCAGAAACAGTGTCAGTAAAAGTGACGACAAGCGGCGGCGCGCAGGTTAGCTATACGCCGCGCCGGTCTGCTGACGTAAATGCGGCAGCGCTTGGTGCTATTGATAGCAATGTTTTAATTGCT